GATATGTTAGGCAACCCAAAGGCGGTATTTGCCACCAGCGCAATCGCTGACCGCCCGGTGCGTGACTTTGAAATTTACTCTGGCGGTTTGTATACAAACCTTGAAAATGTCTGGATTGATTATCAGTACACACCAGAGCCTGCCGAGTTTCCACCATACTTTGTGCGTTTGTTGCGTACAGCACTGGCGGCAGAGTTTGCCGAGCCAATCACCGATCAGATCAGCAAGGCGCAGTATTTCCATCAGCAGGCATACGGTGCGCCATCCGACAATATGCGCGGTGGCTTGTTCCGAGTAGCCACAAATATTGATGGCACTGACCGCCCGGCACAAACAATTCAAGAGTTTCCCATTACCGACATAAGGTTCTAAAATGTCGCGGATCATTCAGATACAAAATGATTTTACTAGCGGTGAGTTAGACCCACGCCTGCGCGCTAGAACTGACATTTCACAGTATAACTCTGGGCTGACTACAGCGCGCAATGTATCTATCCAGCCGCAAGGCGGTGCTGTTCGGCGTGATGGCACTAAGTATGTTGCCGAACTAGACAGCGGCGCGGCTAACGCGGTGCGTATGGTATCGTTTGAATTTAGCATCAGCGACAGTTATATGCTGATCTTCACGCCCGGTAAGATGTATGTATTTAAGAACAACGCGCTTGTCACCGACATCAACGGCAGTGGCAACGACTACCTGACCGTCAGCGCGTTAACGTCTAGCATTTTGCCAGAAATGAATTGGGTGCAATCAGCGGATACAGTTATCGTCACGCATGAAGACTTAGCACCGCTGAAGATTGTACGCGGTGCATCCGACAGCACTTGGACAGCCAGCACTATCTCATTTGGATATGTGCCGCAGTATGCTTACAGCATTACAACTGTTGATGGCTCAACGCTGACTACAGATAGTTTCGACCATCTCGACCCCAGCGGCACATCCGGCAACATCACAATTGAGGCTATGAAAAGTGGTGGCAGTAGTGAGAGTGATGTATTCACGCAATCTGCATCCTACTATGAGAACCAGTATCTAAACGTCACGCCATTTGGCCGCTTGCGTATTATTCGCAAGGTTGATGACCACACACTAGAGTGTTACGCGGAAGTGCCATTGTTTGATACAAACGCTATCGACAAGGCTGACTTTGAGATTGAACGCGGCTATGAGGATGTATGGTCGTCATCACGCGGTTACCCGCGTAGCGTGACATTCCACGAAGGCCGCCTGTACTTTGGCGGCACTAAGTCACGACCATCAACTTTGTTTGGCTCGCGCGTATCTGACTTTTTTAACTTTGATCCGGGCGAGGCGTTGGATGACGCAGGCGTTGAGGCCACGCTAGACACTGGCACGTTTAACGCAATCATCGACATTTACGCTGGTCGTCACTTGCAGGTGTTTACGACAGGCGGTGAGTTTTATGTGCCGCAGTCACTTGACGAACCGATCACGCCATCAAACTTTATTGTTAAAGAGCAAACCGCGTTTGGTAGCAAGCCGGGCATCCGGGTGCAGAACGTGGATGGCTCGACCATCTTTGTTCAGCGTCAGGGTAAGTCACTGCAAGAGTTTGTGTTTAGCGACACGGTAAACGCTTATGTGTCAGCCAAGATTTCGTTGCTGTCATCTCACCTACTAAAGTCACCGAGCGAGGTGGCTGTGCGTAGATCGACAGCGACAGACGAAGGCGACCGCCTGATGATTGTTAATGATGATGATGGGTCTATTGCCTGCTATACGCTGTTACGCTCACAGAACGTGATCGCGCCCAGCGAGTGGACGACAGATGGTGACTTTATAAACATTGGCGTTGATGTCGATACGATCTATGTGGTGGTCAAGCGTAACATCGACAGCAGTGATGTTTACTATGTGGAGGTGTTCGATGCGGATGTCTTGGTTGATTGTGCTATTACAGGCGGTGCGGCATCCAGTGTTAATGTGGCACATTTGGAAGGTGAAACCGTCAAGGTTATTAGAGATGGGGTCGTTGAGGCAGATCAAACTGTCGGTGCTTCTCCACACACTGTCACTTTCGCTCAGAGTGCGACTGCGAGCCACACAGTTGGTCTTAACTTTACCCCAGAGATAAAGACCCTCCCGGTCGAGCCAAGGCTACCCAGCGGCTCTCTGAAGGGCTTTAAGAAGCGTATCTTTGAGGTAAATGCCGAATTGTTTGAGACGCAGGCTCTAACCATCAACGGCAAAGAGGTAGCGTTTAGACGTTTTGGTGACGACATCCTAGATGACGATGTTGATGAATTTACAGGGATCAAGACATTACACGGTATTTTAGGTTATACTTACGATGGGCAGATCACAGTTGGGCAAAACGTGCCACTGAAAATGACTGTACTTGGCATTGATTATAAAGTGAGTGTGGGACAATGACAGCACAGGTAGCATTAGCAGGCGTACAGGGCATCATGAAGATGCAAGCCGCGCGCACGCAAGCCAAGGGCTTGGCGGCGCAGGCGACAATGGCGAGACTGCAAGCAAAGCAAGAAAGCCTGAAATACAAACAGCAGGGCGTTAGTGTTCTGGAGAATATCCTGAGAACATCTGCGGCGATTACTGCACGCGCGGCGGCTGGCGGCATTGATCCATTCACCGGGAGCGCGGCAAACTTGGCGCGTTACGCATTGTCTAAAGGTGTGCAGGAATTGTACACGGTACAGGACAACGAATTGATTACAATTCGCGGCGGCGAAATGCAGGCTGGCCAGTATATGGCGCAGGCCAAAGGTCTTATGCAGGGTGCTATGATGGACGCTGTATTCGGCGTGGCAAGCGCATCGCTTGCGCCAAAGATTGGTGGGCCTGCACCGACATCAGGTTTGCAGTCAGGCGCGTCAGGCAGTGGCGCATACTTGCGTACAGGCATGACATCCGGCACGCGCCCGACACTTGACCCTTTAAGAATGGTGTTTAGTTAATGGCTGATTTACCTCGATACAGACCGCTAGGTGTTTCCATTGGCAGTATGCCATCGGTGAACTTTGTGCAGACAGGCAAGGTTGTTGCTCAGAAATACGAGAACATCGACCGCGCGCTTGGGCAGATTTCTAACTATCTGTATGAGCAAGAGGTCGCCAAGGCTAAGACCGCTGGCGCACGCTATGGTGCGGAGCAAGCACCCACAGCCGAGCAGTTAGACAAAGCCCGGCAGTCAGGCACTGGTTTGCGTCAGATGCTACCGGGCGACAGTGACACTGTGTTTGGTCAGGCGGCGCAGGCAAGCGCACTGGCTGTCATTGAGGCTAAGATGGAAGTCTCAGCGCGCAATGCCATCACGCAGTTACGCATTGATGCCGAGCAGAAAGACTTATCCGCAGATGAATTTCAAGTGCAGTTGAATGGCTTGATTGATGGTTATGCGTCATCACTGGCACAGATCGACCCGGTATCGGCTGTAAACTTTGAGGCATCTATTGCGGCGACAGCAAACACAAACTTGCTGGCTCACGCGCAAGACATTGCGGAAAAGATTGAGGCGCAAGAAAGCATCGCCGTTGAGTTTGACTTTACGCAAAACATTTTGCCATCTGTCGATATGATCATCTCAAACGGTGCGACCAGAAACGCTGACACAGGCGAGGTCACCACAGTTGAGACACAATTGAACGAACTGCGAAATAAGGCAGTGACGCTGGCTCTCGCCACATTTGACGAAGACAAGGCTGAAAGTTTTATCAAGCGTTATGATGATCGCGTCTTAACCGCAACAAACACATACATGACTAATTGGGCAATGACCAAACCATCACAGCATCTGCGTCAGATGAGGGCTGGTGAGTTTACAGACGGTCGCGTTGGCGATATGTGGAACAGCATGAACGACACGCAGAAAGATGCGGTGCGTAAATCTGTGCGCGATGAGATCACAGCCAGAAACTCTTTGATTGCGAGCAATGAGCGTGTTGATGAAATCAACGCGAATAATAGAGTTGATGAATTGTTGCCAAAGGTTTTAGATAATATAAGAAACCCGAAAGAAGATATTGACGCTGATTTGGCTGAGATCAGGACGCTAAAGCCAGAACTGTATGATTCTCTGATTGAGGTGCGCGACAGCAAGGGTGGACGCGATGACGCTGACACAATCGCTGATTTAGACCGAAAAAAGATCAAGGGCGAACTAACTTACGAAGATGTTATTGCCGCCACGACAGCGAAGAACTTAACACCTAACACTGCCGATGGTTACTTTACCAGCATCGCCGCCCAGAGAGACAAAAGATTTGTCAGGGCAATGCGTATGCTATCAAGGGAGTACGGCAGTCCTGACGAAATTATGCTTGGGCGCGCATTGAAAGAAGATGAACTTGATCGTCTGAATGAGTTAAATGATCTGATAAACGAAATGGAAGAAAGCCGCGAAGATTTAAACTTTGACCCAATGGCGTTTGCCAAAGAGGCTATTAAGGAAAAGGGTGGGGCTGCCAAGGTTTCTTTAGAAATCAAAAACCTTACAAGCGATATTGACGCAAGCCTTGGTTCGTTCCCTGTTATTAAACAGTTAAAGAACACATCAAGCCGCATTGAAGCAATTGAGGAAATGCTTGCTGAAGAATACGAGCCGGGCGGTTTGTTCTCAAGTAAAAAAGGTGTATCCCCATCAGCGCGCAGAATACTATCAGATATTCTGGTAAGCCTTAGACGACTTGAAAAAATGGAGGCTGGGCAGTGATTGATAAAGAGTTAGAAATGCTGATCGCAGAGAACGGCACAGGGATGCAAAGAGAGTATGTGCCAAGCGAAGATGGCACAACGCGCGCCATTGTTACGCGGCGTATGGGCGCGACAGGCATGAACTTACAGCCGCCTATCCGCACGCCTATGCAACAGGCAGAACCGCGTGACATGACCGCAGGCGAAGCCGCTGCCGAGATTGGCACAGCAACAGCAGGTCTGGCGACAGGTGCTGTCGCTGGCGCGGTTGGCTTGCCCGGTGATATTGCGTCATTACTTTATGGCAGTTATAAGGCGGCGTTCCCCGGACAAGACGAGGGGCGCGCAGAGGCTTTTGTTAAAGGCGTTGAGACTGTATCTAACGCGGCAGGGTCTGAGGCGGCACTTAATCTTATCAATAGCGTGATCCCGATTGAAAGCATGAACCCAGAAATGCGTGAGGCTTATGAGCAGGCACAAACTGCTGGTACGTTTGTCGGTATGGGTAAGGCAACAAAGGGCGCGACAGCCGCGACTAAAGAGTTTATCGCTGGCGCGCCAGCGCGTGTAGCCGCACGCGAAGCCGACACAGGCGTAACGCTTGCGGCTGGTGTTGATCCTACGCCTGCGATTGATAAGGCGATTGTTGGCGTGCAAAAAACGATGGGCGGCACTGCACATCCAAACAGAATAGCAACAAGGCTTCCAACCGCAGTCAAGTCTGAAGAAGACCCAATCACCCAACCGTTGCAAATTGGTTTGGAAGAAAGCAAGGCAGACCCTGTGCAGTTTAAACACAATGTTGGTCTTGTCCAAAAATATCCAAACTTGACTGAGGCAGAATCTACGCTGCCAGCGGAGCAGGGCAGTGAAGCGTTTATCAATCATGTCAAGGATAACTTGCTTTGGATACATGACAAGATACCAGAAGAAACCCGGCAGCGGTCAAAGTTGTGGTATGACGGTGCGAGGGCTATTACAGACAGATGGTCTAAGCAATACAATTTGCCCGATTCTTCTGTGGCAGGCATATTGGCCGCTTTATCGCCACAAATGGATTGGTATAAAAATGTCAGCCTAGCCGAGCGCGTCATTACTACTATGGCAAAGACTGACGTTCCG